CTACAACGGCAACGCAATCCTCGTGCCACTGCTGCGCTGTGTCACTCTGATTGCTTTTGTTGCCGTTACGGGCGTTCTAAGTGCCGCCAGCGACAGACTATCGGTATCGGCGTGGCCGATTTTTTTTCCTGTCATTTTTGCTTTTCGCCCCATCGTTGCCCGAAGATTATGAGGGCGAACGACGGGACGAAGAAGCAAAAATGAAGCAATACAGAAAAAAAAACCAACCCCGCCATCTTTTTTTTATTTGGGTGAGGGACTCACTCCGAACAAAAAAGCAATTATCAGGGTTTCTCTGCTGCTTGCGGAATCGTCAGTAGCCGGTGCCGTCATCATCCCTGCCGCCGTCGCCTTCGCCGATACCGTAGCCGCTGTCATCAGAGTCATCATCATCATCAACTTCTTCATCAAAGTAATCCGAATAAGATGAACCGGTGCCGTACTCATCGCCGCCGCCAATGTTGTCGCCGCTGCCATGACCAATGTCTGCTACTCGCCAAGGAGGAACAGATTTTATGCTATGCTCCGCAGCTGGAGTTATCGACATGATCTCCACCACCTCGAAAACTTCTATCTCTGTTACAGGTACCGCAAACTTGCAATTTTCAGGTTTTTTAACACCCTCCTCTGCTATCTGGGACAGTGAACAAGCACCTTCCCAGTACCATAGCCGTATTGCGTTACGCAATACGACTCGTTGGTTAAAGTTGTCCTGCGATACCAAGTCGCCGGCAAAAATGCCAGCACCTATCGAACGTATTAGCACGTATCGCTCAATCATTGTTAGTCCTCCTTTCGTTGTTAAAGGTTTGTTGTTTTTCGTCATCTTCACGACGCAATCTGCGGTAGCATTGATGACTCCAGGTGCCCGCCAGTTCATGAACCATATCATGAATCTCAGTTGAAGCACGCGAATGTTCCTTGAAAGGAACTTCTATCGTGAAACTAAACAGCAAACGAATGCTGTTTTGCCGTTTACGTAACCATTTCGGACGCATTGTACCGCAGTCCACATGCATGCCGCGCCTAATTGGCAATTCCATAAGCACCTCCTTCCGGTTCTATACCGTAAAATTCGTTCCAATCCGACAATGAATCATGCAAGTCTTCATCGTCTTCAGAACCTCTACTACAGGAACTGCACTCAAACCTGTAACGGCTGCTACTCGACTGCCCTAAGGACATCGTGTTATAGTTAAATCGCCATGTTTTACTAATCAGCAAATCAGGATATTGATCACAACTCTTGCATTTATAGACATTCCGTGATATCTCATCTGGTATATTTGTCATCTATGTCCTCCTTTTGTTAATGTTTTTTTTGTTAAAAACGTACCCGTTTGCCAGAATTGAATACTACTACACCGCATTTTGCACAGGATACCGATAGAATCTCTTCTGTACCCTCGTAGTAGAAACTTTCACGCAATCGGACGCGTTTGCCGCCTTCTAATAACAAGCCATCCTGATATAACATCATGATCCGCTCGTGTCGATACTCAATTCGTTCTCGGGCATTAACGACGGACACCTGCTCAGCAGCACCGACCGGTAACGCTCTATCAACTCCGCCGCTAAATGCTCGGTTAACACCACCCGCCGTAATTGACGCTTGTTGTACTCCGCTTGACGACTCGACTCGGTCGAGTATAGGCGGCCCACGCACTCCAACTCCGGCTCTTGATTCGACTCTTTCTGATACATTCTCACCTCCTTTTGTTATAGTTGATTGGTCGGGAACTGTCGGTTGTTCGGACTCTGCTTTTTTCACTGATGGTTGCCCCGCCATCACCGCTTCTATTGCAATCAAAGGTAATTTAGTGAATGCAAAAAATATCATAAAAGGAAAAAGTATTACAAAAATCCCCTTCGGTATCAAATGATAGCCATGCTTTCTGGTAAACCACCATATCGCCTCTAGCGGTGTACGGTTTAATGACGGACGATCTCCCGTTACTACTGCACTAGAACCTTCTTTGCCATGACTAAATGTCTGATAGACCCGAAATACCGACTCCTTCATTAGTATGTTTTCTACGCCGCCGCTCCAGCGAATCGTCTTGCCGCGAAACATGCCCATCTTCACACGATAGTATTGCGTGTTGATACCAAACGCTGATTTCAATTCATATATGTCTGACAGATGAATGTTATACGGAAATCCAAAATAAATAGATTTTGCGTTGATAATATCAAGTAACTGGTCGGCTATGCCCAATACCGCCCTGGCAAATTGGTCAGTATGCTGACTCAAAAAATATAATTCCTGACCGCTATGACGATGTGTTGAAATCCAATTGACCAATCCCTTTTCTACGCTCAAACCGCCATGGCCATAGCCCATGTCCTTCGCTAAATGAAAATGTACCTCATCTATTATGATGACCGCTGTTGCCGGAAACTGCTCCCACCAGAACCGCTTAGCATCAAAAAATGACTGATCACAGTAATTCATATAATGTGACACATCTACCTCTCGGCCTAGACGCTTAGAGAGCGTCTCGTTTAACCCATCAAGGTTAAACTTCATGTTCGTCCAGATGCTGGAAGGATACGGCTTGCATTCCTTATGCTCGTACCGCAACCAGTTATCTAACATGTCTACTACTAAACTTGCCATGTGATAACTCTTTCCACTACCTGGTTTACCCGCTATGATTGACAGCATTGTCGTGTCTCCTTATTATCCTACTGTTGGAATCAACTTCATTATGAATTTACCCGCTAAAAAAAATAGTATAAATGTAAAAAATAAGCCTAACATCATCATCGTTTCCGTTATCGGAAAAAACTTGTCAATCTTGCCGGCATATTCCATTGCCAACGCTATCGTATCCGCATATTTTTCTACCGTCGACTCAAGTAATCCAAATGAGCCCAAAGTATCTAAAAAAACACCGCCTAAAAATAATAACGCATCACATATAATCCACGCCAGACCGAATTGTTCATTGAAGAAAAATCCATATATCCAGCCGCCTATTGTCTCTGCCAAAAAAACTAATCCTTCAAAAAATTTATCGCCATAGCCAAACAAGTTAGCCAAAAGCCATAATATAAATCCTCCTACTACTACTTTCCAACCTAATAAAAATTTCCCGACTCCTATGGCTACGGTACCTACTGCCTTAATCGGGCCGGCCATAGCCGCGAACGCACGCGTAACCCACCATATCGCCACTCCAATCCACTTTATCCCTTGCCAAAGAAGATAAAGTCCATACAATATCTGAGGCACAAATAGTATCATGTTAGTATTGACGTAAAACTGTTATTATTGTGAAAACAAAACCAAATATTAATAATGCTACTAAAATGTTTCGGGCAATTTTTACAATTTCCTTCTCTGCCCACTCTTCCCAGTCTATACACACTTCCCACTCTGGACTCTTAATGTCCAACAATTCAAACTCAGGGCCAGAAAAACATAGACGGTCAGGCAAGTCGCTACGAACATTTGTTAACTTTGTTACACTGCCGAATATCCCGTCAAACTTGCTTACTAACGAACCATACCCTTCTTGAATGCGCTGCGGTATCACTATCTCGACGGAACCCCATTCTATTGAAGGCATATTAAAAACATATATATCTTCAAAGTCCAGCATCGGTACATCCGGAAAATCCTGAAGATCAAAATCAGGACGCGCCGGTAAATTGCCTAAATCCCATTCCCAATCCGGCATGTTACCATTCTCATCTTCCCACTCCGGAAAATCCGGAAAATCAGGAGGCTCATCAGGCTCCTCCGGGTCATCTTCACATTCACAGTGACAGTCGCAACAACCTGTTCTCCACGGATCATTAGCATGCTGTATATGAAAAAATAAACCATATTCTGCTATACACAAATGTGAACAAATGAAAAGACAATGACGAATACACAATTCACAGCAGTCAATTACCGGTTCGTCTATATCGCCCCAATCACCGCCGCCGCCAATGTCACCTTCACCATCGCCTTCTCCCTCACCTTCGCCTTCACCTTCTCCCTCACCTTCTCCCTCACCTTCGCCTTCGCCCTCGCCGGAACCTTCGCCTTCGCCCTCGCCGGAACCTTCGCCTTCTCCCTCGCCGCTCCCGTCGCCTTCGCCCTCACCTTCACCGCCTTCTCCGGGACGATCACAATCGCAATAGCCTTCTTCATCACGCTCTTTCCAACATACAAGGCAACAGTTACACTCCCAGCCGCTCCAAGGACCGTCATCTGGACCAAGACGACATACCGGACATCTGCAAGCACAAATGCTATTTTCCCAACCTGGAAATACTATATCGCCTTCAAATAACACATGCTTCCAACAATCACGACAGTACAAACATTGACAGTAAGCTTTAGAACAAATAGGACAAGTATGTGCACACAAAAATGTTTGTTCTCCGCAATGTTCACATCGATAAAAACAATCATTATAAGGGCCACCACAATATTCGCACTTGCAAGTGCATAGACACAAAGGTTTCTTACAATAATGAAATGCGCATACACCACACTGAGGATCGTGAAGACAGCACCGGCAGTTAATCATAAAATAAAAACACTCAGCACAGATTGTAACCATTATGCTATCTGGAACTCCAATAGTTAAACGTTCATAATGATACTCATCCGAGAAAAAGGAGAATGAATCAATCCCTTCAAGTACATCTTCATAAATCGTACCTACGAAAGAAACACCTAAATTTACAGGGAAAACAACACGCATCGTCGACTCCCCAGGTCTTGAAATTAAATGACCAGATGTATCATCGTCTCCTAGATTAATTTGCATAAAGAAATTTAAATGCCCTTCTAATCCATACGGACCTGATTCGTCTAATACAATATACCTGCTATCACGATGAGCCGGCAAACGAACCCTTGCACCATCAGTAATTTCATCTATTGAATAATGTTCCTCTATTGTAACAATATCCTCATAGGGGAAACCTTGAGAATCATGCTTGATTACATATTCATGACGGTATATTGTATAACCTAGAAACTCCAGAGTATTCTTATCACGACGTATGTATAATTCAAATGGAAAATAAGAATTCCCCATTGCTTCCATTATAAAGTAATGAACTTGCCTAGCTCGATCTCCATCCCAAATAGTCGTCGTCGGTAAGACATTGAAATGAGTCAGAGGATTTGCCTGCGCAAAAAGAACGCACGGCATGAATGCCGTTATCGCGATTACCAATATCGATAAAAGTTTGTTTTTCATGATTTTTAATCTAACGAAGTTTTAATCCAAACAACATACTAAACGCCAAAAGTACACCCACTATGACAGACAACATCATAACTGTTCCCTGATGGTAGACGCTATGCTCGTAGTAAAAAAACTGCTGATGTTCCAGCAATTCTATCTGCTTACTCTGTAATGCTATGACCTGCTCTAGTAGTGTTATTATTACTTCCGCTTCCATGTGTGCTCCTTATATATTTTTCCTAAAATAACGATTTATCAAAAATGCCAGTATAATCGCAAGAGCTAAACCTAATAAAATTGCGATTGATGTGGCTGTATAAAATAATAAATCATCGAACAAAGATTCAATGTCTATCAAAGGCACAAACTCAAACGGAAAATAGGAGACTACTTTGCCGCCACTAAATGGATGTGGAATCCCTATCACTTCGCCGCTTTCTAGTATACCTATCATCGCATTAGGGCCCAAATCAACCGAAAAGGAAACATTGTCTTCATCCGTCGCCAGGCGCCCATATGAAACCACTCCGCCACGCTTTACCGCAAAATCATAGCCGTCCGCAAAGAAACTTGACGTCACACGAAACGTGCCGCACTCATATTGCACTAAACTACTTTGTAAATTCGGATTAGAATACTGTATCGCTCCGCCCGGCGTTACCATACTGCTTGTATAGTTAGACGTATCCCACGGATCGTACGTCAACGATAACGGCTCCGCCATTATCATCGACATCTTTATTATCAACAAAAACATTGTTAATAATATCACTATGATTTCATTGCGACTGATATTTTGCATTGTTTTTTGTCTCTTCCGTTTTCATAATTGTTTAAGGTTAAGGGGTTAGGTTATTGCCGGGAGCATTGGGCCGCTCCCACATGCAGAATTCTAAATGGTACGATTAAACCAGCCTCTAATTTTCATAACAAACAAAACTCCGAGACCGAGAATCAAACAGCCAGCAAGAAATCCAGCAATATAAGGCGTAACACTCGAAAACAAACTGGACGTGTCGATTAATGCTTGAAACTCTATTGATTCAGGCTGAAAACCACCACCACCCTGCGCATACAATGCCGTACTGCTTAATGCCATGACTAGCAGTGCCATTGCTGACACACTCATCACTCTTGCTTTTCCTAAGATTCCTTTCATAAAAACTCCTTTACCCAAAGGGTGTTAAATTCAGGCCGCATTGGCCCAGGTTAACTCCTACTACACCATGCAGTAGAAAGTGTTCGGGAATATAATGTCTTTATTACTAATAACGACCCTTTATGTCTCTTATAACGTTGATGCCATCACTAAAATAATAAAGACATTGTTTTTCTAATGTCAAATCAATTTTCTAAAAATCGGATATGCTATCGATGTTAAATAAATGAACACCGAAAATGCAAATCCTAATGTCAAACCCTGAAATATAAATTGTTCCATCATCCACCTCCTTGCGATAAAATGCTATCAAAATACTCTCGGCGTTTTCGGTCTGCTAATTCAGAATCTATCGTTGTTTTAATATCGAATGACTCATCATATACTACTTTGCCCGACACTCTGGGGCCTAACTCTATGCCGGTTTTATGACGGACTACCTCGGCTACGACATTTAGTTTTTCATGCAAGTCTATCACTATGGTATCTACCCAGCCATTTGCCAAGCCTTTTGTATCTTTTACTTCTACTTGTTCGCCAAATCGATATGCTAATGCTTTTGACATACATCCCAACGCTTGACGCTCCAATGCTACCGGATCACAAGATACTGATGCACGCTTTTCCCACTTCACTTCTGATACTTTACCCGTAAAGTGTGAGAAGAATGCCCGGCGAAC